TCAGTTAGTTAGCATCTTTCCTAGTCCAGGAATTTTTCCGATTAGTTGTCGAATTTTGTTCTTATTCGCTACAGGTGACTCATTGGTCGTTTCTTTCTGTAAAGTGCCGTTAGAAGGCGACACAGGGGCTACTACTTCTGTATCTGTTGGTGTTTCTTCTGATTTTTCCTGTTTTTCAGTTATTTCCGGACCAAGTAGAACATCGACATACTGGTCAAGGTCTAACTCTTCCAAAATCATCTTTTGCAAAGCTCGCTTACGAATCAGCCACTGTTTTATGCCAATTGGGTCACTTGGGTCCGGTTTATCCTGAGCGATAAACTTATCGTACAAAAGAAGTATCTGATTGAGTCTTGCTTGTTTGTCGGGTGGAATTACCGGTTCGACTTCAACAATCGCATCTACACTAACCTTCTTGTCTTCGGACTTGAATTCCTTGAAATCAACACTGTTGCCTACTATCCTGTAGAGCTTATCCTCGCTGAGGAACTCTCTATTTAACTGGATGAGGATATTGGCTACAGTAGTCAGGGCGTTTGAAATATTTTGAGCGTTTATGCTTAACCGTAGGTTGCTTTGACCAAGGAGCATTGCTACTTTCCCTAGTGGTTCGCTGGACGACTTTGGTAACCCCTGCAAATATTCACCTAGCGCCAGAGTCCTCGATATCTCATCTCGCAGCATCTTATCTTCATTGAGCCCCATCAAACTTATTTCTGGAGGTCGCTCAATAACCACATCATCCATTTTTCTTAGCTCCCAAACAGCTCCAGGAGAGAAAATAATGTCATTCTTGGTAATGCCAGTGTCTTTACGGATCTTAACCACTGGATCTAACATCAGAATTACATCATCCATGCGTTGGTTACGCAGGTCAGCAATCTCCATAATGGTACTTTCAACTGGCTCAACATGGCCGGTTGCCCAGAATTCCCAGAGAAGGGACATATCTGGCAAATCAACAAAGATATGCCCATTGTTGATATCCAAGTATGGGTTCTCGTCATCTCTAATTACCACTTCACCATTAGCAATAACTACCAGCTCATCTTCCTCATAGTCCCAACACTCCCACAACTCTAATTGTTTCTCTTGATCGCTTTTTACAGGCAGAACTTTTTGCTCACCAGTGTCTGCTTTCTTAAGATCTCCATCGATCTGAGACATTTTCTTGGTGTTAATTTCATAGCGTTCTTTTTTCCAATCCTCAACATTCTTGGGGTTACAAAATTCAAGATTCTTGTATATATGGTTTTCTCCACGATTTTCTTCTTCTTTGGTAATTTTTTCTTTAGTTTTAACTATCCTGTGGATTAGCCAAGGGCAGCCATCCTGCAGATCCTCTGTTTCTGGTGCCGGCAGGAAATCCCACAAGTCGCATAGGATCATTGTGGGATCGTCATATAAGACTTTGAATGTGTCGTCTGATTTTTTCCTACTCTGTACTTTCCAAGCTAACTTAACAATTCCGTTTCCATACAATACTGATGATTCAATCCAGTGGGGAAGCTTTTTGGCTAATTCAATAATGTCAAAGTCATAGTTGACCAAATCATCCCAAGAAGACAATGCTCTTGACTCTACATCTCTCTTGTCTCTGGGAATGACTCGTGTTTTGCGTTTAGCAGTAGCGAGTCTAGATACAACCGTTTTGACGATTTCAAATGCTATTGGCGGCATGAGACGAGTGTTATAAGCGTAGTTTTGTTTATGCTGATAAGCCCTGTAGAGCCGATACATTCTCAGCCACTTGGCTTGATACGGATCACGAAACTCTTTAGCTCGCTTAAATCGAGCTTTCCATTTTTTGAGAAGTTGTTCGTCACGCTCCGTAGGTTCGTATCTTTTTCCTGGTGAGATCTTTGTTTCTTTAACTTTTGGCTTTGGCATAGTAATTTTGGCCAACAAAAAAGGGCTTAAGTTTTCCTATTTTTTGAAAAATAGAGAAACCTAAGCCCCGATAAATTCGTTAGGCGGATTTATTTATGCCTTCAGAGTACCTATTTACAGGTCAAATGGCTAGTTTTTTAATGTCATTATGTGTAATTGCCTAGTTAAAGCTATAATAAGGTGTTGAATAAAACCTGAGGTTTTTGTATTCTATTAGTAGCTAATGGTAAGTAAACCTATGGAAGAACTGCTAACACTAACTGAGGCAGCCAAAGTCCTAAAAGTCCATCCTAATACGCTTAGGTTGTGGGATAAAAAAGGGATCCTTAAAGCTGTGCGAATTGGAGTTAAAAGAGTGAGACGTTATAAGAAGGAAGACATTGAGAGGTTCATAAATAGCAAGAATAAATAACTATGGCATTAATTGATAATCAAAACCAAACAATGCATCAGGCATTAATAAATGCTCTGTCCACTGCAGATAGAATTGACATCCAAGTAGGATACTTTTATTTTTCTGGTTTTGAACTTCTGGCTGAATACTTAAAAGATAAAAAAGTAAGAATTTTAGTTGGAAAGCAGATAGATCCTCGTGCAGTTCCAAACATTGTCTCAATGCAACAAAAAACAGGAAAACCTGTTGATTTGGAGCGCTTTCAATCTTGGGATACATTTATTTCTAGAACTGAGCAAAAATCAAAGTATTTCGAAGGCTTCTCGAAATTATTTAATGAGTCACAAGTATTCGATAGTCCTGAATCTCAAGAAACATATAAAATTTTCGAACAGAAAATAATTGATGGTTCTTTGCAAATTAAACTAACAAACAGTGATGAGCATGGGAAGATGTATCTGGTTTACAACAAACAAGGAATGGACCAAGGGGGAGACTTCCCTGGAACAATGTTTTTAGGTTCGAGCAACTTTACATACAATGGATTAATTGATCAAGGTGAGTTAAATAAAACAGACAGAGACAAGGCCAGTTTTGAGGAAGCCACAGCAAAATTTGATGCAATGTGGAGTGAGAGTCAGAATATCGACATCGCTACTCCAGACAATAACGATGAGTTTAGAGATGTTGTAAAAAAACTTTGGATCAACGCTGTTATTAGTCCGCACTTGATGTACATCCGAGTTCTACACGAACTATTTGGTAAAGATAGGAATACTGACGTTGAAACGCCAGGGCAAATAACTAGTGATTCTTTTATCGACCTAGAATATCAACTTGATGCAATCAGAATGGGAATTGACCGTATTGGGCAATATGGTGGAGTAATCATAGCTGATGTTGTTGGATTAGGGAAAAGCATAATCGCTTCTGCAATTGCATATAATATCGCGCAAGAACAACGACTGAATGTTGTGATTGTTAGTCCTCCTCACTTAAAGACACAATGGGAAGAATATCAAGCACACTTTAGATTGCCTGGAACTCAAATTTTTAGCTCTGGAAAAATTGAAGATGCCTACAATTGGTGCACAACTCAAGTCACTGGACCAGTGTTACTCATTCTTGATGAGGCACATAGATATCGAAACGAACTGACTGAAGACTATACTCTCCTTCATAAATTAACTAGGAGTAATGTCGACAACAAAGTTATCGTACTAACAGCCACACCATTTAACAATGACCCTAAGGATGTTTTTGCGCTCGTCAAATTATTCCAAACTCCAGGACAATCCACTATTAGGTCGGTAGACAATCTCTCCCTAAGGTTTCGAGAATTGATTGATAGGTATAGAAAACTTCGATCTAGCATAAGAGGAGCTAAATTAACTCAGGAAGAAATTAGTGACGAAGCAAGGGAAATTGCACAAGAGCTGAGAAGATTAATTGAGCCAGTTATTGTAAGAAGGTCTAGGTTAGATCTACAGACAATTTCTAGATACCGCAATAACTTGATAAAACAAGGGATCACTTTTGCGAAAGTTGAAGGACCAGAGCTTCTAGAATATGAACTGGGAGAATTATTTGATGTTTATCTTGATACTTTAGAGAAAATTACCAATGATGATCACGGGTTCGAAGGCGCTCGCTACAAACCTGTTACCTATATTGCGGAAGATAAGCGAGATGAATTCCTTAAAAAGTATGGTGAATACTTAGATACTGTCGACCTTCAAACTGCACAGAGTAACTTGGCTTCCTTTATGAAACGTTTGCTTGTTATGCGATTTGAAAGCTCAAAAGAGGCTTTCCGTATCACTTTACAGAATATGATTGACTCAAACCAAGTAATTGCTCGTTGGTATCGAGATCAAGGAAGAGTCCCAATCCTTAAAAAAGGAAAAATCCCAGATCCGGATACTTTCATTAATGATGGTGGAGATGATATATCTTCAGAATTGGCCGAGCAGTTTGACGACGAGCAAGATTCCAAATATAAGCTTCTTTTCGTTGAAAAAGAGTGGTTGAAACCAGAGTTCATCAAAGACGTTGAAGAAGATACCAGTCTACTACTTTCCATTATGGATCAATGGTTTGGCGAAAATAAGGTTGTTTCAGATATTGATCCCAAGCTAGATTGTTTAATTGATAATATTAAAAGGCTTCTCTCTGAAGACCCTTCAAGAAAGATCGTAATCTTTTCTGCCTATGCTGATACTGTTGACTATTTAGGCGAAGCTATTAAGAAGGCGGGTATTGACAGGGTGTACAAATACACTGCAAAAGATGCTTCTAGGGCAAGCCGTGAGATATTGAGAACTAATTTTGATGCTGGTGTACAACCCAAGTTGCAAGCAAATGATTATGACGTATTGATTGCCACAGATGCACTTAGCGAAGGCTATAACCTTCATCGGGCTGGTGTAGTTTTTAACTATGATATCCCTTTTAATCCAACAAGAGTTATTCAGAGAATTGGTCGTATCAATCGTATAAATAAAAAAGTGTTTGAGAACCTTTTTGTTTATAACTTCTTTCCAACATCCATTGGAGAGGCAGAAACTAGAATTCAGCAAATCAGTACTCTCAAGATGACGTTGATAAATGCTGTTGTTGGTAGTGATACGAAGACATTAACGAGCGATGAAGAATTAAAAAGCTTTTTCAAAGACGAATATGCCAAAGCTAGTAAAGAAACAGAATTTGAATCATGGGATGCTAGACATCGAGAAATATATGACCAAACTCCTGATGATGTCGTAGAAGAAGCTACTAAAGTCAGACCAAGAAGTCGAGTATTAAGAAAAGGACAGCATATGAATGGTGGAATTGCTTTCGGTAAAAAGGGTAATCACGCCATATTTGCAATCAAGAAGAGTGAAGATGAACAATCAAAAGTTGTTTCTGCAGAGGAAGTTTTGCCTCTTTTTGAAGCAATTCCCGATGAGAAAGGTGAATCTCCAGACGCTAATTTTAATGAACTCTTTATTTTGATTCGTGACAAGTTGTTTGAAAAACATAAATTACCAAGACTTAGTGGTAACAGAGCTAAAGCTTTACAGCCACTTCAAATGCTGATAGAGCAATATCCCCCAGCTAAAGACTACGCTTTAGATCTTATAAAAGTAATCAAGGAGTATGACGACTTAAGTGAGGGACAATATAAGCAAATAAGTCGTATTGAAATGGGTGATTTTGAGAATGCTTATCGCTTACTACAAGAGATTGTTTCAAAACAAGCGATTGCAACAAGTTTGAAACGAGTTGATCAATTGGAAGGACTGTCTGAGCTTATTGTTCTGTCAGAAGAATTACGAGTATGAAATTAGACGATAAATTTAACAAACCAGAGTTCGTAGATTGGATTGAAACTTTCCTTCCTGAGTTCTCTATTGATATTCGTAAAGTAGACGTAGCCACCGGGTTTACTGGCATCAAATCAATAGAAACATTAGGTGAATCAAATATCAATGTTAGAGTTTTTATAATTGAAACCGATAGGGATCCTTCAGGTAGAAAAGTTGGTTTAGCCAAGGAAAGTTTTACCCTTATTAAAAACTATGGCACACCTAATGCACTCATTGCTTACCACTCACAAGAAACTAAACAGTGGAGGCTGTCGCTTTTGACGAGTTCACCTATTTGGTCAGAAGGTAAAATCATCACCAAACTTTCTAATCCCAAAAGACAATCTTATGTGTTGGGACCACATTCAAAAGTAAATACTCCGCACAAATTTTTACTTAAGAATGGTGCGGTACAAGATATCCAAGACCTTAAAGCGAGATTCTCCTTAGAAGTGGTTAACAAAGAATTCTACCAAGAGATATCTGAGTGCTTCACTAAATTAGTTGGGGGAACTTTGGGAACAGGTAGAAGTAAAAAGAGATATGAACCTCAATTAGAACTACCATCAAACAATAAACACGATCATATAAGTCTGGAATTTGCAGTAAGACTTATTGGGCGAATTATATTTTGCTGGTTCTTGAGAGAAAAGAAAAATGACGATGATGTTTCATTAATGCCAAAAGATTTATTGTCTTTAGAAGCTGCAACAACAACTGCCGACTATTATCATAAAGTACTCGAGCCTATCTTTTTTGAAGTACTAAATCAGCCAATAAGATTGAGAAAGGATCCATATTACGATAAGCCTTATTCATTGATTCCCTATCTAAATGGTGGCTTATTTTCACCCCATGACGATGATTTTTACAAAAGACGAAATGGAGATCCAGAATCGCAGTTTCATGACAAGCTTGTAGTGCCAGATAAATGGTTTGATGAATTATTTAAAACATTAGAAACCTATAATTTTACTATAGACGAAAACACAAGTTTCGATGAAGAACTTTCAATCGATCCCGAGATGTTAGGTCGAATTTTTGAAAACTTATTAGCCGAAATTAACCCAGATACTGGAGAATCTGCTCGGAAGAGTACTGGTAGTTACTACACGCCAAGAGCCATCGTTGATTATATGGTAGATGAGAGTTTGCTCATGTATCTAAAACAAAAAACGAATATAGATGAACAAAAGCTTCGCGCTGCAATTAGTTATGACTTAACTGACGACACCCAATACCCATTAAATAAGGCAGAAAAAGAAAAGATGATCAATGCCATTGGAGGAATAAAAATTCTCGATCCTGCCTGTGGATCGGGGGCATTTCCTATAGGTGTTTTACAAAAAATCGTATTCACTCTCCAACAGATAGATCCTAATGGACAGCTTTGGTTAAAAGAGCAACTTAAAAATACGCCCCCAGAGCTTAGAAGAAAGCTTGAAAGAGAAAACGACAAGAAAAATTATGACTATATAAGAAAATTAGGAGTGATTAGTGAAAGTATATATGGGGTTGATATTCAGCCAATAGCTACTGAAATAAGCAGGCTTAGATGTTTCCTCACTCTTATTGTTGATCAAAACGTAATTGATGCGGAAGAAAACAGGGGAATTGAACCTCTTCCTAATTTAGATTTTAAATTTCTCACAGCTAATAGCTTAGTTAGTTTACCCGAATCAGAGGGACTCTTTGCTCAATATGAAGATATTGAAGGTATTGAGCAACTTAAATTTATAAGAAAAGAGTATTTTAGTTCGTCAGGTATTGAACGTGCAGAGCTTGTGTCTGATTTCTACAAAACTCAGAAAGAGATTGGATTGCAGTTAGAGAAAAATGGTGGTCAAAACTATGCTGAAATGAGCAATGCATTACGCAAATGGGATCCTTTTAGCCACAGGATCACCGGTTGGTTTGATTCTGAGTGGATGTATGGAATTAAGGAAGGTTTTGACATTGTGATTGCAAATCCACCTTACGTCGGAGAAAAAGGACATAAGGCAATGTTTGATCATCTCAGACAGACTCCTTTAGGGAAAAGGTTCCACAAGGGAAAAATGGATCTATTTTATTTCTTCTTTCATTTGGGGTTAGATAATCTGAGGGATGGTGGAATATTGACATTTATAAGTACAAATTACTACCCAACCGCTGATGGAGCTATAAAACTTCGAAGAGATATGTATGAACGGTCTAACGTAATAGAGTTAATAAACTTCAATGAATATAAAATTTTTGAATCAGCTCTCGGTCAACACAATATGATCACTTTATTACAAAAAGGCCAGCCAGATCCAGAATTTATTACCTTCCAAACATTTGTTGAAACAAAGGGTGGTCCTGACGCAACGGAATTAGCTGATATTCTAAATCGTAATAGCAAACATGGTATCTATAATCGCATCCCACGCTCTAACTTATTTGATGGGAAAAACCTGTATCTCCGTTTTGCTACAGGCAGTCCTGAGATTGAGAATATCTTAATAGAAATGTTGGATAGAGGTACACCTCTAAAAGAATTCGCAACTACAAACGAAGGTCTACATACAGGTTTAGATACTATTTCTGATAAGGAATTAAGGAAATTAAGTAATGTTGGATTGGTAAAAGGAGAAGGCGTTTTTGTTTTGCCAAAGGGTGAATTCAAATTTAAACATTTACGTCCTTGGTTCAAGGGTTCTGACATCGGTCATTATGTAGCAAATACAAACTCTACTCTTGAAGTACTTTACTATGAAAACAATATTGTGCCGAATGATGACGAGTTGGAACATCTATCAAAGTATAAGAGACTACTTGTTGATAGAGTTGCTATCAAAAGAGCTAACAGACCTTGGTATCAACTCAATTGGCCAAGACAGCAATCAATGTTTGAGGGGCAAAAAATTGTAAACCCATACAGATCCCAGAAAAACTATTTTGCCCTAGTAGATGGCCCCTGGTATGCTTCTGCAGATGTCTTCTTCACACAGACAAAAAACTCAGCACTTATATCCAATGAAGTTCTTACAGCTATCTTAAATAGTAAATTAATTTTGTTCTGGTTGATTCATAGAGGAAAACGCAAAGGCAATATTCTTGAAATAAAGTCTATTCCAATTGGTCAGATACCTATCATCATTCCTTCTCAAGAGCAGAAAAATAAACTGGAAGTCCTAGTCAATGAAATTATAGCCACCAAAATTGAGAACAATAGTGCAGATATCAGCGAGAAAGAATTTGAGATTAATAAAATTATTTATCAATTGTATAAATTAACAAAAGATGAAGTTAATTTTATTGAATCATCAAAATTAGAGTAGCCCACCATGTACATATCAAGAGTCTACATCAAGAACTATCGCAACTTTGAAGAGTTTGATTTGTTTATTCCTGATGGAAGTCCTCTAACTATTATTGGCGGAAACAACTCTGGAAAAACGAACTTTCTCCAAGCCATCAGACTTGTTTTAGACTCCGGCATAGCTCCCTGGGACAAAAGACTTACGGAAGAAGATTTTTCTTGGAGTAAGGGTGATGAACCCTGGAAAAGCGGTGAGCAAATTGTCATCACAGTAACTTTTAGCAATGTTACTGATAAAGAGGAAATACAATCACTATTGCACTCAATTGCTCCTGTGTACGACGAGGAAAGTGTTTTGTCTTCTCAATCTGCAGAAAGTCTGGAAGCTAATATTTCATTTGTGTTTGCACCCTCTACCATGAACAAGGAAGGCGACTATGACCTGATCGAGGACTACATAAGCTTCCTAGTTGCTGGTCGATATCATCCTTCCGGATATTATTACCTACCAGACGGTAGCACTAAGGAATATGGTGATACGATTATTTCTGGCTTATATGCTTGTCCTAGCAAAGAGGAGTTCTACAAGTATTTTTATTTGTCAGAAGACAATATTAAAAAACTCGAGGATGATTCGTCAGCCACATTTGAAAAGCAACTTGCTAAACAGTCATATCCTAACAAGGTGCGAAAACACATTAATTTACTTGCTCTAGATGCTCTTAGGGATGTCAAAAACGACTTTTACTTCGGTTATCGTTCTTTAGTGTCACAACTAATCAGAGGCGGCATAAAAAATAGTAAAAATAACCAGATATCCAAAGAGGTCTCTGATGCTTTTAAGAACCTTAGAACAAGCGGAGCTATTCCTGAAGCTAACACCATTCTGGATGATATAGAAACAAGACTACAGAACAAAGACATAAATCTTTTGTCAGATAAAGCAGACTTAATTATTGGTACTCCCAGAGTCACTCTTGAGAATATCGGTCGCTATTTCAATTTCCTAGTTAATCTTAAGGAAGATTTGAAAAGCGACCAAGACATGGAAACCATTGGTCTTGGTTATCAGAACCTTGCGTATATTTCTGCCATTTTTGCCCTTTTTGAACTGAAGAAGGAACTTACTTTAAACGATACCGATGAGAAAATACGTATTATATACAATCTGCTACTGATCGAAGAACCAGAAGCACATCTGGATGTTCAAAATCAAAAGTATCTTCATACTCAAATCGAAAACAAGACGCAGAAATTGATGGAAGTGAAAGCGGCCGATGATGGTGAAGATGCTCCACAGTTCTTTGCATTTACTCAAGTGATTCAAACTTCACACTCAACTCACTTAGCTTCCAAATCAGACTTAAAGAATCTTGTTGTACTGCAAAAAGGTGTCAATCAAGCAAGAGCTATAAACATTGATAGTGTATTACGACTAAATGATGACACATACAGTCACAATAGGAGAATATTAAAACAGTATCTTGATGCTACAAGGTCTTCATTACTCTTTGCAAGAAAAGTAGTTTTAGTTGAAGGACTCTCTGAAAAATATTCAGTAGGTACCCTTATTAACACGCATTTAAAGCAACAACGTCCTGAGAGCAATGTTGACATCGATAGCGAAGGAATTGAGGTTGTTGAGGTGGGTGGAAAGATCTTTGAGCCATTTAATGCCCTTTTTCAGAATGACCAATCTATCGGGCTTAACAACAAATGCTTAAATCTCCGAGATGGAGATTCTCATTTAGAGCCTCAAGTGGTTGCTGATTATGAGACAAAATACAACGACCTTAATCCTTCTTCTGCTACGACACCCCAGCTGGATACTAAAAAAAACATTTACACCTTTGAAATCGACTGTTTTTTCTTACCAATACCAGAAGATGTAACTAAAAATAATATTGAGTATCTCAAGCTTATTTTGTATAGGTTTATGAAAGATGGAGACTACTTCAAAACAGATGACACTTTTACAAGGAAACTAGCCGCGATTGATAGCTTTGCCCAAGAGATTATTAATCATGGAGTAGACAAGGACAAGTTTGAGAAGTTTTTCACTGATATTCTAGGCCACGAAGTCTCTAAGCCTTCCATATCTTTATATCTGTCCTCTTTGCTGAAAGCTAAATTGCTCGAAGACGTTACTGAAATTGAAACTTGGGGTGACACTCCAGATCCAGAAGTTGGCATTACACCTTTTAGCGACCTGCCTGAGTTCATCATGCCCAAGTACATCAAAGATGGAATCTCATGGCTAATTACAGACTAAAACTAGGAACAGATTTTGACCTATCACCGAAACAGATAGAGATATTAGAGCGCAATAAAGATACTTTAGTTCGCGCACTCCCAGGTAGTGGCAAAACGACCATCTTAACTCTCAAAATAAAAAACCTATTACTAGATAATCCTCATCTAAACAGATTATGCTGCATATCTTATACCAATGTAAATGTAGAAGACCTGGAATCTAGTTGTTCACTTATTCTAGACAGTGAGCAAATAAAAAAAATTGATTTCTTAACATTCCATAGTTTTTGTTTACAGTACATTTTGACTCCATTTTCTTATCTTTACAGGAGCAGCAAGGGACTTAGACCGTATAAAAAAATCTTTAACTTCGGCGAGCACGGATCAGATTTAATTGATTACTTAAGTGACAAAGGTGTTGAAACAGCTGAGATTCAAAAAATTATTGATACTGAAAAGATTTATTACAATTTCAAGTTTATAAATAACTCCTGGAAAATAACCAGCAATACCCATAAGGCATCTACCGTCAGTAAATACCTCAACTTTTTAAATTCCGAAAGACTCATAGACTTTAATTTGATCAGCCTTTTATCTCTATTCATAGTTCAACAGAACCCTGTTGTTCGGCGCGTTTTAAATAAGTCCATTGATTGGATGTTTATTGATGAGTTCCAAGATGTTTCAGAGATACAATGCAAAATAATTGAAGCTCTTAGTAAGAGTCGCATGAAGAAGAACTCAGAGACGAAGTGGTTTATGGTTGGAGATCCAAACCAGTCAATTTATGGCTTTGCCGGAGCAAACCCTAGAAGTATGTACGATATGCGTAACTTCTTTAAAAAGTTACACGATGGCGAAGAGTGTGAAATTAAGCTCGACAAAAGCCACCGTTGTTCTGACGAGGTTTTTGAATTCGCAAAAAAGAATTACAACTCTGTTTTGCGTAAAGTCAAAAACTCACAACTGGTTCAACACTTGCCAGGAGAGGATATTGTCGGGTATTTAGAGGATTTGGAGATTGCAGACGACTTGCAAGGAAACGGTGGTGACGGAAAAGTAATTATCAAAACTACCATTTCAGCAGTGAGTGAGATTGTAAACTTAAAGTTTAATGAGTTACTAGATCAGGAAGTCTGCTGCATTGGTATCAATCGTTTTAATTCTATCGATGTTTATAAGCAATATATGCTTCATGACAACACCGATGACGGAGATGGCTTTAGCCTCTACGCCGAACTTTATAAAGATTACGAAGAGAGATATGGGTTCAAATACTTTTCACTTTTTGTTAGATACTTAATCTTAAAACACCATTTTTACAACAACAGACTTAAGTATCAGAAGTCACTTGAGAAATTTATTTACTCTTTGGGCTTGCTTCTCTCGGATAAATTAAATGTTGAAATGCAGTCACAAGTACTATCAAGTATTACTGTTGATGCCATCGAAATAACTTCACCACTGGCCCCGACAAGCACCGTCTTTGATGAGTTTATTGGCTTTACTGGTCGATTAGTTACAAGCTTGAATAGTAATTTGGAGTTTACTGATGGAGAGGAAGCTATCTTTAGCACAATCTCAGAAGCTGACAGGATAACCAATATCAATGGTGTTACTGAGCCAACGCTCGCTAACTTTATCGCCTACATTACTCGATCAACTCCTGAGAAGCTAACTTTTGAAATAAAGCATATTCATAAGATTAAGGGCTTGGAATATGAACAGGTTATTGTTCAAAGAATTGAAGATCTTCCTCATAAGTCAAACTACGGAGTACATTTTGCTATCTTTGGAACAAGGTCGTTTCAGGCAAATGCTGGTCAAATCTATGACTACGTTCAGGAACTCAATAAGCTCTATGTCATGTTAACAAGACCAAGAAAGAATCTTTATATTATAAAAAATCAATATAAACAAAGTCATTTCTTGGCTGCCCAATAAATATTAAGTAATAAATAATTTATATATGCAACTTTCTAAATCAGACTATATGTTATTTCTCCGCCACCCCGCTTGGCTGTGGTTGAAGAAGTTCGATAAAAATAAACTTCCCCCGGTCGATGAAGATACACAGGCTTTATTTGACGCTGGTCATGAATTTGAAAGTTACGCAGAAAAGCTGTTTCCTGATGCCATTCGTTTAGGCTTTAACAATTATGATGAGTATCTTTCGTTAACCAATAAGACGCTCAAGGAGATTAATAATGGTACCCAAACTATTTTTCAAGGCCGGTTAGAGGCTGATAGTTTAACCTGTATTTTTGATGTTCTGCAGAAGGTTGGAGAGAAAGAATTTGACTTAATTGAAATCAAAGCTACCACCAAAGCCAAGCCAGAACATGAGTATGACTTAGCCTTTCAAGTGTTAGTTCTAGAGAAGTCTGGATATTCTGTTAGGAACATTTCTGTTATTCATGCAAATAAGGAATATGAGAGAAATGGGGATATAGATCCAAAACTTCTTTGTGACCAAACTAATATCACTGAAAAAGTAAAAGCTCTGAGAGAAGTAACTGAGCAACAGGTATCTGCAGCTCAGACAATGCTAGTCGAAAAAACAATTCCTGACATTTCTCCTCGGTACGTGAACAAAGTTAACATTCCTGGCGTTTCTCAATGGTTCCAAGAATGGCTGGATATCTACAAGATACTGAAACCAAATAATGATCCCTACAATATTTACGATCTTAGTTACCCTAGTGCTGAACAAATAGCTAGTTTAGAGGACGTGGGCATAACAAGGATAGCTGATGTGCCTGATGAGTTAGTTTTAAGACCAAAACAATTTGCTCAAATAAAGACGACCAGAGAAGATAAGCCAATTTTAGACAAAGAAAAGATTAAGGAATTTTTGGATACTTTCCAATACCCAATCTACTTCTTTGACTATGAAACCATGTCTTCGGTGATTCCCGCCTTTGATGGCATGAGTCCATACAAAGATTATCCATTCCAATACTCTCTGCATGTCCTTAGATCACCAGATGCTGAACTTGAACATTATGAATATCTTCATGCAGAAAACTCTAATCCAATGCCAGGACTCCTTAACCAGCTTAAGCAAGACATTGGAGATGAGGGAACAGTTTTAACTTGGAACATGAGCTATGAAAAGGGATGTAACGATCGTATGGTTGCACTATATCCAGAACACGCAGAGTTTTTAGCAGAACTTAACGAAAGAATAAACGATCTGATGATTCCTTTCTCTGAAATGTGGTATTTCCATAAGGATTTCTTTGGTAGTGCATCGGTCAAAAAAGTAATGCCTGTACTAGCTCCTGAGTTGAGCTACAAAGAGCTCAATGTAGGCAATGGACTCCTTGCTAGGAGAATGTGGACCCAAACTGTTTTAGAAGACAAACACCAAGATCAACGAGATAAAATTATGGAGGATTTGAGCAAATATTGCACTCTAGATACATTTGCTATGGTTCGAATTTTGGAGGTATTGAGGAAAATTATTAATGAATAACTGTAATAAGTCATGATTGAACTTAAAATAAAATAAATGAAAAATGTTTCATCAATTGTCAGATTTTGCATTCTACTAGCCTTATTATTTGGTTTGATCTATACAAACAAGCAACTCGGTGAGACTATTGCACGACTGGAGAAAGTTGAGATCAAGCTTGGCGGTGCAGAAAAAATTGATTGCAACGAAAAGGATTCCATTGAAAAAGTTCGTCAATCTGTCGTTAGAATCATCGGGGGAGAAGCTGAAGGATCTGGTTTTGCTATTAAATCAGGTGGAGTAATTCTCACAAATTTCCATGTTATCGAGTTTGAACCCACGCCGAAGGTTGTCTTACCAGATAATTCATTCGAAACAGCAGAAGTGCTTATGGCTGATAAAAATGCAGATCTCGCCATAATAAAGATCAATAAAGAATTGCCTGTTATTTCTTGGGGTGAGCCATCAGAACTTAATCCTGCAGAGGAGTTGCTTGCAATTGGTTTCCCATTAGGTGGACAACTCAGTGGAGAGGCTTCTGTTAACAAAGGATCACTTTCAGGCCGCCGAAGATCTAAAGACGTTGGTATTGAATATCTTCAGACGGATACCACGCTCAACCCTGGAGTAAGCGGTGGGCCTATGATTAATATTTGTGGCGAGGTAGTTGGTATAAACACAGCTGGTCTATCTGGATTAGGCCTTGGTATATCTTCCGACTCAATTAAGCAAAAATGGCTTGAAATGGCCACGGCAGAGGATCCATTGGCTGATGTTCAGAAGATTGACTTTAAACCCGAGGAAAGCTCGTTAGAGGCGGTCAGAGCGTTCTATAACTACCTCAAGGCTCGCAAACTAGAGAAAGCATTTGATTTGCTTTCAGATAATTTTAAGAAAGGTTATGATTTTGACTACTGGAAACAGGGGTATGAACCCCTTCTAGACACCAGTGTTATTAAAATTGAGGATGACCCAGAAATAGAAAATAGGGTAATTATCAAGCTGTCAACTAAGGACTTCGTTGATGAGGAAATTGTTTATAAGTACTTCGAGGGCTATTGGGACGTTAAAGATGTTGATGGACGTTGGTTACTTTGGGATCCTGAAATAAAAGAGGTAGATCCAGACTTCCTCTGGTTCTATGAATAAACAATATGTTTGTTTACCTTCAAGAATACTCGCACTACGAGGACTTGTATGATCTTCACACAATTGAGGAGTGTCTTGATTGGTACTGGCGTTTGCGTAAAGGAATGGAGCAACATCGAGGCGAGTTGAAAGCTAAAGAGCCCGAGACTGATTTTGATAAAGAGGTCCATAAATGCTGCAGTTACACAGTTAATGTTATAAAAATCGAAAGGTATCGCCATAAGAAAGACCGTATCTCAGAATGGATGGAAGCCGATCGGAAACGGCAAGAGAAAATTGATAATGCCAAGGCACCTGCCGGAATCCTCTGCGACAAGTGTCACTCTCCTACTAAGGTTATAGAAAAAACTTTACATGATGCCTATGACGACAATATGCAGGTATCCTTCATGTTTGAGTGCCTAAAGTGCCAAAAGAGACAAATTTTCTATGAAGATGGTTCTCCTTGGGATTTTGAACGTCCTAGGTGCAAAGACTGCGATGCAGAGCTAGAAACAAAGTATGATAAAAAGGGTGAAAAGCTGACCATTATTACTTACTGCCCTAAATGTTCATTCAAAAAAATAGATGTCATAGATTCTAAAAAGAAACGTATTGCGAGAGAAAAAGAAGAACAGAGACAACTCAAGCTTTTGGAGGAATATCGTTCTGAGTTTTGTTTGAATGATGAAGATGGCCCCAAGGCTATTACTAGCCTTGATGGAATCGTGTCCCTTGTAAAAGAATGGAAAAAGCAAGAAAAAAAAGAGAAGGATCCTGTTTTCCAAAAGGCGAAGAAACTCAACAAATTAAAACTAAAACAGCTGAAAGATTTGGTTTCAAAGGCTATTTCAGACGTTGGTTATACTGATTTGGAATTTAGTAAACCAGAAATGGGTAAGTTTGTAATTGTGGAGTTTAGCGCCACTGATAACAAAGAGGAGCGGGAAGAATATGACAGCACTCATGTTATTAAAAAAGCCATAAAGTCCGTTTTGGAAACTACCAATTGGCGTTTAATGAGTGAGGGTATTCATTATCGGTTGGGAATTGTATCTGGTAGACTGAAGGCCTATGAACAAGAAGACGACCTTATGTCTTTAGTTTCAAATGATTATGAAAAATAGACAACAAAAATTAGTTGATTTAATTTCTCAAGCAAAGAGTGCTGAAGAAAATGGTTCTTATTTTAGTGCCGCTATTTACTACAAGGATGCTCTTGAATTAGCCGACAAGCTTCAGGATTCTAAATCTATAAAGCTCTGCAAAAACAAAGTGGTAGAGATGAATAAAAAGTCAATTGAGTCCGGCAATGACTTCAAGGAGCATGAGTTTCAGTATCAACTATCCGATGAACAACATAAATCACTGGTAGCTTTCCTTGATGGAATACTAAAAACAAAAGATATAAACAAGATACTTAAAATTATAGGACAGCACTCAGACTTTATGCCTAAAGTAAGAGATGTTCAAGCTCTATCTGAAAAAAATATGCCACTTACATATCAATTTGCAACTTTGACTAGTGTATCTGATGCTGGCCACGCTTTAAGAGGTGGTTCAATTGCAGGATACTCATGGTTTATGCAGATGTACGATCTTAGTCAAAAACAAATTTATCAGTTATCATTGGGTAGGTTGATGCATATGCTTTTACATTCTGACTCTACTGGAGAAAATTTAACCATTGAAAAGCTGACTGACTATTTTTCTGAATCTAAACTATTTACTCCTGACCAGCTAAAAATTGTACTTGTAGGTTTAGATAAGTATCTTGAGAAAGATTATGTATCTGCAATGCATATTTTAGTTCCTCAATTTGAGAGTTTATTTTTAAATATAGCTCAAGGGTTTGGAATTCAGATAGTTTCTTTAGATAAAAAAAGAGATATTGCAACTAGAACCACGACCCTTTCTGAGTATCATCTGGACTCAGACGAGTTTAAAAATATATTTGGTGAGGATTTCTGTCAGCAAATTAAATTTATTTTGTTTGAGCCAATGGGATACAAAATTCGTCACAAGGTGGCACATGGAGAAATCAAGGTAAATGAGTGTAATTTTGCCAATACAACTCTTATTCTGTATTTGTATCTAGTTCTATTGGCTAGGATAAAGGTAAAAAGTCAAAAAAACACTTAGTCGAAGCTTACTGTTGATAAAATTTGCGTAGTGATTTCTTTATTCTTTCCAGTTGATGGTATGGTTGAAAAACTGATTAGTTTGCCATCTTTAAGAATAAGGGTTAGGTATCTGCCCTTGGGCCCTGTTACAAGCCCTTCAACGCCCTTATAACCGCCTACAGACGTTTCATTGATGCTATCCTGCTCCATTTCCTTCTGAGCTTGTTTGAGCCCTGCTTCAGTAAAATCTTTGTCTTGGTACACTCCATACAGTTGATAGGGTTCGTCTTCAGATCCACCTGTAATATAAAAACCAATTGTTGTTGGTCTACCAGGATCATCTGCTCTTTCTTCTCGATATTCCATTCCCTCAGGGAGGGTTATATACATTTTTGCGGGAGCCACAAACTTTTCATTATCGTTTAGTGTTCTCTTTGGATTGGGATCAGGAGTTGATACTACTAAAGGATGCTGTTCTTGGTTACTAGTAGGTGAACTATTTCTATCTGAAACTATTTTTACAAACCCAAGTATTACGACAATTAATCCTATGAATGTAATGACGTATTGTTGTTTGGTTCTTTTGTTTTTCATATTCGTTTAATTCTCATTGTCAGGCTTCCCTGGCATGAACATATATCCATAGTCTATTTTAGACTCTTTTGGTTCGTTAAGAAGTGCGTCTGCAATCTCCCATGTGTTCATGTTTGGACCTAAACTGTAGTAGCCTCTATCGATTGTTTTATCTGCTCCTATTTTTAGAGCATTACTATTTCCTGGCACACTATCGTTAGAATGCTCCAGAGCATACCTTAATGCCTGTTCGTCCCTTACTAGACCATAGTAGTGTAAGTTGCTTATAAGAGCATCGATTGTCATAGAGTCCGATACATAGAAACTTGTTCCCACAGCCGCAGCATCTCTGGCTTCGTCTGGAGACATCCTCAGTTTCTCTCTGTAGTAATCTGAGACTGTTTTTCCATCCCATGTACTTAAGTCCACAGGCTGAAATCTTACATCGTCAGTATTGGGTTTTAGTCTAGAGATAACGAATAGCCCAATGAAGACTATAATTCCCGAGAGTAGTATCCATTTGGTATAGTTGCGTTTTGCCTTCGTTTTCATAGTTTCTATCAACAATTATTGATTGATAGTTTGTAAAAGTCAAACATTTCTTACTTTTCATACATTATCCCGACAAACAATCTAGCCCCCTATACAAAGGGGGGCTAGACTTCAAGACGAGATGTTTAGTAGGAAACCTTCATCTCGTCAAATCCGATCTTAGACGTTCCGTTGCAAGGGTTGTCGTCTAACCAGATGTTTACAATGCCATACCACCAAGGGTCTGATGGATCCGTTCTGACCCAGGAATCGTAGTAGGCATTCTGGTTAATGCTAAAATGATACTGACTTGCAGTATTGTACGTCAGCGTATAGGGAGCGGCCCCATTTGTAGCATTTGTACCTGGAATGTAGGTATCATGCGTTGCCCAGTTCACTGAGCCAGCGTCATTCCTCCACCTAGCATAGTTGCTTAGACTACAGCCTGACCAAGTATATTTCATGTAGGTTGGACTACAGCTTCCACTGTCGTAACAATAACCTTCATTATTTACTTGGTACCAATAGGCGCCTGGCCCGTATTCATCGTAATAACTTCCGTTATTAGCATAAATGTATACTTGGGCATGGGCAGCCGATGCTCCGGTGGCGAGCATGAAGACACCTACAACTAGTCCTAATAGTGTCTTTCCAAGATTTTTCATAGTTTTTTCACCTCCTTTCTTTTTGTTTTTCTCTCACTTATTAAATACTCAGCGTATTGGTATAGCTGAGTAGATCGCCACCGACAGTTAGTCCGACCTGTACAAATGGCTTGGTACCATCAACCTCTTTAGAGGAGTCTGTCCATCTGAAGAAGTAGTTTGTACCGCCTTTTTCGCCAATGCTGGCTTCCAACTGACCAAGGTCAGCTCCAGGAGCCATTTTAGCGATTAGCGTCTGAGCCTGTGCTTCTAAGTCTTCCTTAGAGAATTTAGAATCGGTGTTGTACACCTTAGCTTCATCCCCAGGCATCATAGGAGCTGGACCGAATTGAATGATCTCGTTGGTCCTCATGTCAACCTCGACATAATCGGGTCCTACTCGATAAAACTCAGCATTGACTGTGTGGTCATAGCTAGATCGAGAAGTAGAGACATATTCTGGATTGAGAGAATCATTGTCCATAAAGGCTCTTATACTTGCTACGGCACCAGCTCTTTCGGATGCTGGGCGAGCCAAAGTTTCCTCTTTGGCATTTGACGCTTCTCTGCGTAGCTGGTCAATTTGTTTAGCAGAGTTACCAGTGAATGCAACTTCACCGTGTTGATCTGTTTCCAAATTACCTTTAGCATCTGCTTGTTGAGCGATCTCTTTAATCTGGTTAGTGAGAGAGTCTAACCTTTCTTGTGGATCTAGCCCTTGGGCAGAAACGGCTGTCACTCCAACGACTATCGCTGCTAGAGCGAGAGAAGGGAGTATAAATTTGACTTTTCCTTTCATATTTTTTCACCTCCTTTCTGGTGTATATTTATAAAAAAACCCAGGATTTATTAGTAACCTGAGTTTCAAGGGAAGGAAAGATTTGAGAAGAACTAAAAGCGGAAGGTATGAAGGTCATATTGAGATGGTATGTAGTAAGTAATCTCTTACATTTCTTACTTCTCATACCACAAGTATTTCAGAATGATTTGTTAATGTCAAGCTCTGTTTTACTCTGGGAGTTTATGGTGATTACTGTAATTTCTCGTTTGAGAAACTTATCATCTGACCCGCTTGTGTGTAGACAATACTAATACGGGAATCCTCTTTGGACCATGTGATTGAGTAGGTAGTATTTCCTGCTTCGTTACTTTTAGACACACTGTTTAGCTCAAACTGAGTAAGGTCAAATTTACCGACTGAGTATTCGTGGTCTGTTAGGAACTTGCGAGCAATTTCTTCAGTTTCCTCTAGTGAATATCTGTATGTGTAATCAAGATTCTTTTTAGGACTATGCCACATCGAACCATCATCACTTTCACCCCAAGTGCCTTGTAAGGGTTCCATTTTAATTATTTGGTTTGTTTTAACGTCTATTACGAAGTAATCAAAGTCCAACGTATACGTTTCTGTTTTTACCTCCTCATCCGCATTATTGGGGTTTCTATTAACGCATTCATACTCAACTTCAGCTCCTGGTTTCCCAACGAAGTCTCTTATGGCAGAAATTGCCATCTCCTGTTCTTCTGGGGAACGAGCGCTTACTAAACACCACTCATTTTGAGCTTGTTTATACCTTTGGCTACCCTTATCTCTGTAGTCTGGGTTACTACTTAAAAGTTGGGTCAATTCCTCTTGTAGAGCGTTCCTTAGGTTTACCAAAGCCTCAATGATAGGAGATTTAGCAAATGCGGTCGAACTTCCAAGCACGCTAACAAACAAAACTATTACAACAACTGTCGCAAAGGCTAGGGGAAACTGAAACGACCAGAATGATCTTGTTGGTTTAAAGTCTTCTAATTCTTCTTCAAGCTCTTTTTCTCGCTGTATTCTGGCCAGTATCTGTTTTTCCACAGCACTAATGTGCTTGATATCCTTTTTAGCCTGTTGGTTGAAATGGTCTTTTATTACTGCTCTTAATTTCATAGTAGTGACTCTTTGAGCTTAACAATAGATCTGTAAAATCTCATTTTTACATTAGCTTCTTTTGATCCTAATGCACTGGCTATTTCTCCAAAACTCATTTCCTCGTTTACTCTTAGCCGAATAATTTCTTGTTCTACAGGCTTTAACTTCTTCAGTTGTTGTTTTACTTTTTTAACATCTTGCTCCTGGGTAATCTCAGCATCCAGTAAGTCTTCGACATCACTATCATCAAACAGTTGGATATTGTCTTGCTCTATTGAAAGGTGGTTTTTGTTTTTTCTAAACATATCGGTTATTACGTGTCTACAAATAGTGAGCAACCAACTTTTTAATTGTCCTTCACTCTTAAAATCAAAGTTGTCATATGCTCTCATAGATTTCAAAAATGTCTCTTGGACGACATCATCGATGTCATCCGGTTGGGACAAGGACTTCCTAGCAAAAAAATATACTAGTCTGATGTAGTCGCTGACTACTTTTTCGAAAGGTGGCTTCTTCATGGTTTAGTTGGTCCCGTCCCACCTATCTACTTAAGTAAACGGGACGGTATAAGAAAAGTAACATTTCCTTTACATTCTTACACAATTATAACCAAAAATAGTGAATTAGAGGGAGGTCAAGACTCTTTTTCTTGAAATAGGCCCATTTGCAACATTAGCACTTTCACTTCGGAGACTAATTTATCGGCCTGATTAACCTTTTTTAGTATTAGTTTTTTTATTTTCTCTTTATCGGTGTTCTTATCTTTGGTAGTGCTATTCATAGTGGTTTTTGTATTTACTGTAGTTTTTCATTATTTCCAATATTTTGCTTCGTGATAGACCAGATAAATCCTTAACCGTCCTCACATCAAACATATTAGTCTTACCTGATCTCTGCACTCTCAAGTATGCCATAAAGTCATTTTTTGTTATCTGAGTAGCCATAATAGTCCATTTATTGCTAGTAGTATGATTACTATGACGTATACGATTCCAAAAAAATTCGCAAGGCGTTTTTCTAATTTTGGGTCGGCATAGTTTTCTTGTTTTTTCATAAGTTTATAAATTTTGATATTCCCTCAAGTTGATCTTTTATAAAGTGCAAATCACCTACATGAGCATAGGTTGGTTTCTCATTCTTTTTAAGGTGACTGTTAAGCCCTTGATTAATATTGTTAATTAAAGACTCACATTGTTCTTTAAGACTTTTATATTCTGCTAATACTTTAGATCTGTTTTTCATTTAACAAGCAATTATCATCAACTTCCTCAAGAAGTCAAATTTCTAAACTTCAACGGCGCTTTGCTTTTTGATACTTTCACCAGCACTACCCCCGTCTTCTGGCATAATCCTTCGTTGTTCGGTCACTTCTTTTCTGAAAGGCTTACCGTTTTGTATAAAAATTTCAACCCTACCAAACTTCACCTGGCGTATATCTTCGATGATTTTCTTTTCAGCTTTACTGAGAGCTGTTGGATTGGTAGTTTGTTTATTTGTTTGGCTCATATTTCATTCTTTTTTTTAAGGCTATATGCCAATAAATAAGTGACAACCAGAAATCGTTAGGGCCCGTGTTTGCCCACTCACGCTTTGATTGCCCAAGCTTGTCAGTAACAGTTCTGGCATACATTGTCTGAGCGTGTTTTATTAACTCTTTGAATGCTGGGTGGTCTGGAGATACAGCAAACTTTATATTGCCCTGGCGAAGAGAAGAAATGGTTTCGTCCATGATTCTAGTTCTGGAAGAGAGAACTTTTACTTCATCTTCAAAAGCTGCATCCTTGCCTTCTTTTTCGTCAAAAAATCTAACTACCTCAAGCATTTTTGGATCATCCTTAAACCAGCTTAGATAGACTCTGTACGGAAATTCTTTCGCCAGAGCAAAGGCTTCTTGGGTATATGGTTGCCCATCAATAACAATTACTCTTACATCGAAGAATTTTATTAAATCACTGGTTTGTTTCCATCTATCAACACCTTCATGATCTTGGAGGACACCAATCCAGAAAATACCTCGTTTGTTTCCTATCATGACATGGTTGCCTTTGCCGGATCCCATTCCCGTATCAATCCCCATTACATTGAAATCTTCTGAAGGATCTACCTTTGCATCGGTCAAATTGCGAATAAATAAACTTGAGGGTATTTTTTGCTCACTGGATAAGTAGGGTAATCCTAAAACGAAATTGTAGAAATAGGTGTCATCGTCTGCATCTTTTTTCTCTTTTATTAGGTCTGCGGCACTTTTCCAAGGACAATGCATTTGGCTTATCCAGTAACCAGATGTTGTTCTTCCTGGATACCTAGCTTCCCAACTACCTAAGTCATTTATTTGTCTAGGGGTTATTTCTTTTCGACATTTCTGGCAAACATATATTCCACGATCTTCATCTACGTTTTTTTCCCACTCCATATGTTGCCTGAACTTGCAGTATGGACAGTTAAATCTCCAATATTTTTGATCTGATTCTTCAAATATTTTATCTACGCCAAAGTCTGGAGTAGTGGGCGTAGAGAAAAAATGTTGGCTTCTTATTTTTGAATAACCCATACGAGAGGTGTAATCTCTCACCACTTCTGGTTTCGATTTATCTAGCTCGTCATGGATATTTCGATCTGAGGTGAGCATGATAGCTTCTTTTTCGGTGAATGTGCCTTTGAAAAATAAGAATGATTTACCTATTTGCTTTTGTTCGATAGAGTCAACGTCTTTTGAACTAACTCCCTGTAGGATGCAGGGGTTAACTTTAACCAATCGGTTTACTTTGCTTTTTACGAATTCGCTGACATCATCAACTGTGGGGAGAGTGTATATCTGGTTAATTCCCCAGAATCTAGCCGCATGGAAGGCTCGTAGGATCTCCATTGTGCTTGCTCCTACCTGAGAACCCTTCCGTATCACTTGGACGGCAGTTCTGTCGGAGTACACATCAAGCATAAAACGGTGATCCTCAAACTCAATAGGATTGCCATTCTCATTCTTAATTTTGTTTTCTGTGATCCAAAACAAAATGCTATTTTTCTGGTGTTCTTCGTTTTTTGTCATAGAAATTCTTTATTGCTTGATCTATTTCTTTTCCTAGTTCATCTTCTTCTGGAGTAGGCGGTACTTGGTCGTCCTCATTTATCTTGTGTGAGATCTCAGTCTTACCTGTTGATAGTCCTAGTTCAGTCCGTAGCATTTCCCACAATGCTTTTACGTCACTTGTTGAGACGGCCTCACCTTTGCGAAGTTGTTTTATTTTCAAGTCAATTGATCGTTTGAAAGCTTCTGCAACCTTGTGCTTTCTTGTTGTAGCAATACGCTGAGTTTCTTCTCGTAAGGCTGTCAGGTCTTCTGCCAACTTCATGTCTCGGCGCTTAACCCATTGAAATTTCTTTGACCATGAAGCAAGTGTTCTTCTGCTTACAAGATCTCCCAGCCGGCTTCGCAGACCAATGAATTCCGGTGAAGTTTCAGTGAAGCCTTGGTGAAGTCCTTCCCAGAGGTGAAGGAGTTTATCGATACTTCCAGAATCGCAGTACAATAACCAAGCTACGTACTGCTGTTCGCTTTCTCCAGGCAACTTGGTAGTTGCCAGCTTAATTGTGGTTTTTTTCTTTTTTCTAGCTGCCATATTTAATTCAATTTGAGACGCTGAGTTCTTTTGCGGATTAGGTCGCAGAACTTTTCATCTCGCTCCATAAGATAGGCAACTCTACCTACTTTATGTGCAGCCATAAGAGTACTTCCTGAGCCTCCGAATAAATCAAGAATGATTTGTCCGCGCCTGCTACCGCCTTTAATTGCCTTCATAATCAGCCATTCAGGTTTTTCTGTTGGATGGACCATCTCAGTTACTGCCTTCCTTGGCATATTCCAGACATCACTTTCATTAGTTTCTCCAGTAAAGACGTGCTTTTCTCCTTGCTTCCATCCGTAAATAATTCCCTCAGCTTTGGTTTTACCTTTACCTTTTTTACCTTTCATAACCTGTTCATATTGTTTTTTGTAGTCGCTCCAGCCAACTGCAAAAGAGGGTTTAACCCAAACAATGGCACTACTAAATACAAACCCCGAGTTAAGCATTTGGTAGTAAAACAATGGGTATGAAGTGTAGCCAGTGCAGACATAAATAATTCCTCCAGATTTAAGAGCCTCGTGCATAGTTGTAAAAAATCCGTAGGTGAATTTTTTGAAGTCTTCCTCATTTTGGTCATCGCCAAGAATAATTCCTTTTTCAGTATGGAATTTGCCCTGTTTTTCTTTGCTGGTATGAGCAACGTTATAAGGGGGATCTGTGAACACCATGTCTGCAGATTTATCGCCCATTAGTTTTTTTACATCCTCTGGGTTCGTAGAATCGCCACACATAAGCCGATGGGGACCAATTTGGTATACCTCTCCATATTTAGAAATTGGGTCTGTTATTTGTTTAATTTCCTCCTCCGTATCCCAAGGTTTTTCTTCTGGAGCTTCTAGGAGCATTGTGGTATCTAAAAGATTGCTCACCTCAACTTCATTGAAACCCGTAATTGAAATATCGAAATCAGATTGTGTTAAGTCTGTTATCACTTGAGCTAGTTTTTCTTCATCCCATTGATCCTCAATTTTATTTAGCGCCAAGTTAAGTGCCTTTTCTTTTTCCAGAGTTAACGAGACAGTAGAGTAAGGCATCTCAGTCCAGCCTAGCTCTGTTGCTGCCCGCACTCGCTTTTCTCCGCCTACAATTACGTTATTTCTACCTTTGTAGGTATTCACTACAATTGGGACCGGACACCCAAATTCTGTAAGTGACCTTTTGAGTTGCTCTATAACATCCCGAGAGACTTTTCGAGGATTGTACTCAGCAAATTTGAGTGAGCTTATCTGTATGGTTGGGTATGTTTTTTCATTCATAGTTGTTTTAATCTTTTTTTAATAAATACCTTAAGCTCTAGAAATAGACGTAGATAAATTGGCATTTTCAAACCGTCTACTGGCATTAAGGGAATAATTCGTTTCTGTGTTTCATTTTGCAGTTTTCTTGAGATGTATCCCTCTTTTAATAACGGGTGTATAAGATTTTTCATAGACTATTTCTGTTGATTCTTTTCAACTCTTTAGCCAGCTTTTCTCTCTGATCTTTATCTAGGCTTGCATATCGTTTTTTCATCAAACCAAACGGAATGCTATAGCTCTTAGCAAGTCTTTTAAGCATCTTTGTTTTCTTTTGGTTCATGACTTCAGTTGCTATCCTTTTCCAGCATTTTTTTAATAATCTTTAAGACTTTGTTTCGTTTTTCAACATCTTCAGAATATTTTGCTAGAATATCTTTCTTGGTTAAGTTTTCTTCTCTTGCACCAAGGGGAGATCTTTTGACTACTGTCTCAATAACTTTGTCATCTGGAACATCGTCTAAGGTAGCAATTGCAATCTCCATACGGATAATTTCCTCATGAACTGAGTTATATATTTCTTCTAGTAATTCTTTTTTTGTTTTAATCATATTTTTAGTACTCAACTTGAGATTCATTCTTCTTGAAGGTTTTCTCATTCCATTCAAGGATTTTGTTTGTTTTTAAATCGAGGACCATATAGACCTTATTGCCATCTTGGTCGTTTTTAGTGCCTTCGAAGTGATATTTAGGATTTTTGGAGATTAATCCTTTTTGTCCTGGCTTCATAAGTAGCTCACCTCCTTTATGAGTAATTTGGCTAATTCAGTTACTACTGTTGTTGTGACAGCATTCCCTAGGCACTTGTATCTTTGAGTGTCACTTAAATCTTCAGTCCAACCATCTGGAAAACCTTGCAAGCGCTCACATTCAGTAGGTGTTAGTCTTCTGATTTTTAAACCGTCAAACACTCCATGCCTATCCTGGCTAGTAAGAGTAAAGGCTGGCTCTCCATGAGTTTTGAAACGACGACCGTTTTGACGTTTCTTTTTTCTGTCTGGAGTTAAGACTGGTATGGCGTAGAGACCTGTTTTCCCGCCAAGCCCACCAGCATTGCCAGCAAGAGTCGAAGCAATCCCGTCAGCCGCATATACTCGCTGGCCTTGACTAAAATTTCTGCTATGTTGTTTTTTGTCTTTGATCCACATATCTCTTTTCCCTGTAATACCACCTATGTAGTGGAGGTAGGTTTCTCCTGAATTTCGCAGGGACCCATAACGGGCATCAATCGTGCTCGAAACCCTCGTCCCGATTCTTTGTTTTGTTGGCTTCTTCTTATTAAGAACTGCGTAGCTCTCTCCGATAGGAAATACTTTGGGTCTACTGTTTTCTCCAAGATGTCCAACAATGAACACTCTCTCCCTGTTTTGGGGAACTCCGAAATTTTTGCTGTTAAGAACTTGCCATTGATACTCATACCCCAGGTCGGAGAGAACCCCAAGTATTGTCTGGAAAGTTTTTCCTTGGTCATGACTAAGTAGCCCCTTAACATTTTCAAGGAGAAAATATCGGGGTCTTTTGTCTCGGAGAATCCGAGCGATTTCAAAAAAGAGAGTCCCCCTGGTGTCTTCAAAACCCAATCTTTTTCCGGCGATGCTAAACGATTGACAAGGGAAACCAGCACAGAGAAGGTCGTGGTCTGGTATTTCTGCCGTGTCGACAGACCTGATATCTCTTGAATCACACTCCTGATAGTGTTTTTTGTAGACTTGGTTTGCATATTTGTCCCATTCATTTGAGTATTTGCATTTAAACTTTGGGCTGGCTTTTTCAAGTCCATATCTAAATCCTCCTATGCCAGCAAATAAATCTATAAATTTCATAATTCATGTTGTGCGTTTGCTAAGGCTTTTTGATTTGCCTTGATCAATATTTCTATTACTTCTTTTGTAATTCCTGTTGATGTTTCTGAATGACTTTTAAGAGCCAAGGTATTTAACACAAGCTCTCTAATTGATTTATCCGAGGGGGTTAGCGTTGCCAGTTCCTTAATTGATAAAACCAACTCTCGTTCCTGAAGATCAGTCTTGGTACTATCGACAGTTTCAATCCAATGTTCTGTATTGCAGCCTGAACTTGATGGGCAATAAACTCCTGCCAGATCAGCAACATCACCGCTTTGTTGATACTTTTTGTAGTAACTCAGTGTAGTAATTCCACTTGCAACATCTTGGCAAGAATCATTTATGCTGATGTATTCCATTCGACAGCTGCCCCAGCCGAAGGGATTTCCTCCACAAGCTTTTTTCCCGAAGGTGCTTTCTATCCGGCTAATGCCTACAAGAACGTATGGGTCAGCATGATTTTCATCCGCACAACTTACTAAAGTTTCGCTACTAAGTGGGCTGTCGACTTCGCTCAACAATTCTTTTACGGCCTTCAGGCGAAAGTCTTTTACATACGAACTAGTATCCGGCGTTAGTGTTGGAAGTAGTGTAGATTCAGGAATAGGAGAAATGAGTTCCTGTTCTTTATGTCCAAAATGGATTCCCATGGCCATGCTCCCTAAGAACATTGCAGTGACCATTAGTGGTATTAATATTATTTTTCTCATATAGCTTCATTGGCACACCGCCAGTAGAACAATTTCTCAATATCACGAACTCCTACCGCATCCTTGCAGTAGGACAGTGCTACAGCCAGACGACCTTGTTGATTTTTTGTAAATGCTCGCTTAATGTGTTTGGCGAATTCTTGACTTGGACTACCGTTTAAGCCGAGCTGACTCCAAAGCCTAATAGCTTCTACTTGCCATTCATACTTAATCTGACTATTAATTTGATCTGGAAGTTGGTATTGACTAAGTACATCTCCAATAGCCGACACACCGTTTCCATTTCTTAAATTTTTTTGACGAACACTATCGTTGTTTTTTTCTTTGTCTATATCTTTGTTTGCTCTCATTTTGATACTTAGATTTGTCTCACTTTGAGATTCTTCGGATCTCACTTTGATACTATTAGTCTCATATTGAGACTCTGTTTTAATCATCACCGAATCGAACCAATTACTGGTTGCTTTGAGTAGAGCTGGCTGATCTGGATGCTTCTCAAGGAGATTTATGCTTAATCCCTTTTTGATAGCTCGAAATACAGTTGCTCGACCTAAATCAAGATAGCCAGCAAGTGTTTCCTTCCTGGCATAGCACCATCCCATTTGGGCATTCTTAGGATTGCTGGCAAGGTTATGGATTAGGTCGAACACGCAATACTCGTTGATTGTCAGACCAAGCCGCACTCTGGCCTCGTGATTTATAATCGTGTAGTTGATGCGGACTACTTTGTTCATCTTGGTATTTGATTAGACCTTTATTCATAGGCGTTACAATCGTGACTAGCTGTTATTGTTTTCAGGAACACTTTCATGTCCTACGGATTCGCGCTCGATGTACCATTTGCTTGCTGGAATATCTAAGTAATCTCCAATCTTTTTCACTGTTGAAGGTCTTGGGTCACCGCCGGCAACTAAAACACGTCTAACTGTTTGGGGGGAAAGTTCAACATCTATTGCCAATTGAAATCTAGAGAGTCCTTTAGTAAGCCTTATTTCATCAAAGAGCTCACTGTTAACTCTCTTGTCTTTATTGATGTAAATTGTTTTTTCCTGGGCAGTTTTTGTCATCATTAATACCAAAGTACAGACTGTTGTAATTTAGCTCAATAAACTTTATGATGATTTATGTTCATTTATGTAAACTAATGTCATTATAGTAAGAAATCTCTTACATTTCATACAGTATTTGCTACAATAAAAATTAGATAAAAAATTTAATCATCATGAAAAGAGATCAAAATCCTAAAACCAAATTTCAGGGACCCGATGACTTTGCAACAGTTGGGAAATACCTGAGCAGTTTGAGAGAGGCTAAGGGTTTTACCATGAGTGCGGTGGTTGATGAGATTAAGCAACTTATAAAAGCCAATACACTCTCAGAACAATCGGCAATCTCAAGAGGATATCTTTCAAGCTTGGAGGCCGACAAGTATCTTCACCCATCGCCTTTCAAACTCAAGGCACTGGCTAACGTTTACAAAATCCCTTATGAGCTATTGCTCAATAAGGCTGGCTACTTGGATAAAACAAACAAGAAGGTCAAAGAAGATGCAACATTTACGTTAATGTTGAAAGAAGTCCAGGATATGACTCCTGGTGAAAGAGAATCAGTTCTGGACTACATTGAATTTGTAAAATCCAGAAGAAACCAAAAATATGACAAAAGCCCAAAAAAGGGCTAGACAGATTTTACGAAAGTATAAACTGTCTACTGCCCCCATAAATTTACAGACAATAGTCGATGGTGAGAATCTTATTTTAGATGAATGGGATTTTCATGGAAGAGTTAAGGAAGTTTATCTTGGTGACAGCATTGGCATCGATCAAAACATGGACCCAGAAAAACAGCGTGAGTTAATTGCTCATGCCTTAGGACATCACTTCCTTCATAAGGGAAACCACTTGTACTTTGAGACCAATGATCAGTTCTGTACATTTAAGCAAGAACATGAGGCTCAATGTTTTGCAGCAGAACTACTTTTACCCAGAAAGCTTTTAAAGCAAAAGAAAAAGTTATCTTCGAAAGCAATTGCAGATTATTTTAACATTTCAGTTGATTTTACTGAGTTTGGTAGAGATGTCGTTTTAAAGGGGGGTCTATGCCACTAGCAATGCTTATTTTTATGGACGAATCCGGTGACACCGGATTTAATTTTGAGAGAACATCTAGTAATTATTTTGTACTTACGATCGTGATTTTTGACAATTTAGAGTCAGCAGAAACAACCAACAATGCGATAAACCAATTGAAAAAAGATTTAAGGTTTCACTCCAGAAAAGAATTTAAATTTAGTACAGGAACCAGCAAGAAGGAAAAAGTAGCATTCTTAAAAGAGATGTCCCATCATGACTTTAGATATAGATCAGTTGTTGTAGATAAATCGGCCCTTAAGAAATTAGATCCTTCAAACCCTATAGATAGCCTTTATATGCTTGTTACTGATCAACTGTTTTTGAGAGCAGAAAAGCGAATTCACAATGCATCTCTTTTCGTTGATAGGACTAACAAATCATTTGTTGTTGATTTTAATCGTTACTTAAGAAAAAGATTGAACACTGATATGAATAAATTGATTGGGAAAATTCGGCATAAAGATTCCAAAAGCAATAACTTGCTTCAGTTGGCCGATATGGTCTGTGGTGCTATCTACAGAAAATATAACCGAAAAGACGATTCGTTCTATAAGTTGATCAAAAAAAGAGAAGAAGATTTGTGGAAGCCTTACTAAAAACCCTTTCGGGCGACCTCTGTGGCCAAGACGGATCATCATCTCTGATGCCGACATTCGCTCCCTAAAAAGGTACTTTCACCGCAGAGGTCATTCGGTACCTGCAATATACCAAAATATCGTCACTTAGTCAATAAAAATCGCTTGGACTGAAGCTTACCAGGCTGATATATTTATATATATGACAACCACCATTATCCTTATTGCTTTCATACTTTTTTTCTTCTCAGCATTTATCATTTCGTACATTAAATTTCAGGATGAGCGTAATAAAAATCTTAGGATTCAAGGTGAGTTTCAACCTTACACTAAAAAGGCTACTTTTTTATCGAATAGTGAAAAAAAACTCTTTTCGTTACTCAATTCTTCAAGTATTGCCGAGAACTATCATATCTTTCCTCAACTTCATTTATCAACCATGCTTCAGGTAAAGGATGATGCTAGAGATATGCAAGGTAAGTTTGAATGGCTAAACAAACTCTACGTTGACTTTGTTCTTTTTGAAAAAGAAGGGTTTACGCCTTCACTAGTTATTGAGCTAAATGATCAATCGCATAAATGGGGTCCAAGAAAAGCTCGGGATCAATTTGTTCAGAAAGCATTGGAAGAGAACGGTATAGCATTATTAGTTGTTGAAACTAAAGATCTAGCAAACTTCACTCAAATAGAAGAAAAAATTCGATCTCGTTTAAGCCAATAACTTGGTGTTTGTTTATCTCAATAGGTATATACCTAAGATTACTCCAATAGATATTATTAGCCCCAAAATCCACCACTTCGTGTGATTTGGTTTCTTTTTAACTGTTTGTATTGTTGGGTATGAGAATGGTTGCTTGCTTTCTTGCTTAAAGAACTGTGCCATACATTCATATTAACAAAATTTGGTTGGCTGTAGTATGCACTTATTTACATAAATTGTGTGTTTATTTACATAAGTGAACAATATTACACACAAAGTTTATTGAGCTAAATCACCGGTTTCTGTACTTTAAGAGTTAGAAATGACAGAAACTGCCACAAAAAAATCATCAAATGAGTCAAATAGATCTTTACCTCCAAATTCGTTGATAACGAGAGAAGAACTAGATGAGTTCAAGCAAATAGCTCTTAAGGACTATGGTGTGGAGCTAACCGATGAGCAAGCGTTTGAGCAAGCAACTGCCCTCCTTAACCTTTTTGATCACCTAATAAATAGGCGCCTGGAATCCAGGCGAAAGGATGGTACTATCACTAGCACTTAGTAACATTGTCTGCTAATTATGAATACTTGTTTTATATACTGTAGAAAATCATCAGAGGATAAAGATAGGCAAATTCTCTCCCTTAATGACCAAGAAAATATCTGCACCGAACTTGCACAAGATAAGGGTTTTTCTATATTAGGTATTTATAAGGAAAGTAAGTCGGCAAAAAGACCCGATAAACGTCCAGAGTTCAAGGAAATGATTTCTCGTATTGCCCAAGGGGAAGCTAAGTATGTAATTTGCTGGAAAGCCGATAGGCTGTGTAGAAACGCAAAAGAAGGGGGGACGCTAATTGATAAAGTAGATTACGAGAATCTAAACATCATCACCCCTTCAATGGACTATGATCGTGGTAATTCCACTTTCCTATTTATTGAGTTTGGCATGGCTACTAAGTTCAGCAAGGATTTATCTGACAATGTTAAGCGTGGTCTTAACACTAAGGTCCAAAATGGCTGGAGACCTGGGAGTGCTCCTTTAGGCTACTTGAATGATTACTCACGTCCCAAAGGCGACAAGCAGATACTTGTTGATCAAGAACGTTTTGCTTTATGTAGAAAATGGTGGGAATTAATGTTAAGCGGAAATGAGACTGTTGAAGGATCTTTAGAAAAGATTTCAGCTATGGGACTAAGAAGTAAACGAACAGGAAAATCTGTTAGTAGAACAGAAGCTTTTCGATTCTTCAGGAATATTTTTTATGCTGGCTTCTTTGACTACAAAAATGAACGTTATGAGGGTAAGCATCAGTCGATGATTACTTTAAATGAATACTATCGAGTACAGGAGATTATTGATGGTAGAGCAAGCGTACATAGAGAAACTAACGATTATTACTTTATGAAAACTTTAGAATGCGGTGAGTGTGGCTCAGCAATAACTTGTGACAGAAAAACTAAAAAATACAAAAATGGCAAAACTCAGGAATTTGTATATGCTAGGTGTGTAAAAAAGAAGGGACCTTGTAGTCAAAAATATTTGAATGCTAATGATTTGAAAAAGCAGATTGATGACTTTATTGAAAGTTTAGAAATCAGCCCATCATTTATAGTCTGGGTGAGAAAAAACTTGAGACGTAGAAACGCAAAAGAGTTTGATTTTGAGAGGGCCCAAAAGACAAAACTCACGAAACGATTAGATGCTCTTTTAGCAGAAAAGAAACAGTTATATGGAATGAAGATTGAAGGCTTAATAAGTGAAGATGAGTACAAAAAGGAAAAGGACAGATTACTAAAAGAAGAACATCAAACCAAAGAGCAAATTTCCAAGGATAATCTTGGAGCTTGGACAAAAACAATGGAAGAGATTTTAGCGTTCGCTTCGAACATAACAAAAATCTTTTACAAAGGTGATACTGAAACCAAAAGGATGGTGCTACGGATACTTGGCTCGAACCTCATCCTAAAAGACAAAATAGTCCGAATTGACGCTAAAAAAGCATTTCTCTATTTGAAAAAGACAGAAAATAAGGTGAATCAGAAAAAACAGTGGCTCGAACCTGAAAATACTCCGATAGATAGGTCAAAAAGGGCTTTTTTGAAAATGCAGTCCGATCTTGAGCCGACGAGTGGATTCGAACCACTGACTTGCTGTTTACAAAACAGCTACTCTACCGCTGAGTTACGCCGGCAAATG